CTTTTGACTTAGAAGATGTAGAGCAGATAGAAGAAAAACACGTAAAGGAGTTTTTGTATATGAGAGAGAAAACAGATGGTTTTCAAATTAGTACCAGAAATATTTATTCATTTTTCTGTGTTAACACAGGAGGTGATGATTTCAGGTCAGCCGGAAATAGAGCGTCAAGGTATTATACTTTCAGGAAAATGAAAGGAATAATGAAAGCGGTCTTTGGAAGGACATATACGTCAACAGACAAAAAAGAAGTGGAAGGGAGTGGCCAAAAACCTTATTTAACTTCTACTTACCTTGCAAGAGGTTTTAGAAAGGAAAAGGCAATGATTTTTGCACCAATGGATGAGAAAGATATATTGGAGCAACTGAATTGGGTCACGACAAAAATGCCTGTTCAAGAGGCGATGGAGTTGAAATGTGAGTCGGCTATGAGGGAATTTTTTCATCATGGGCGCAAAACTTTTGACTATTGGAGAACAAAGATCAATGATGAGTTGTTGGATTTGGGATATAATACAGTGAAGTACAACTATGATGAGTTGTTGTCAACCTTTTTGGGGTTTGATAATTATTCATTAATGGATGTTGATTTCTTGGAGAAGTACGAAACGCGACAGAAAGTACCAGCTATTAAACTAGCTGAGATGATGGCCCAGGGCTATACATCACTCAAAGATTCATTTTACGGAACTTATGGTTATGTACCAAAACATACAATTGAGGTAGATAAGAGAACAGGAGGATTTGAATGTGTTGCTTGGATTTATGGAAAAGATTATTATGGAAGAAGTGGCACTAAAAAAGAGACTTTGGAGATAGCTATTCGTATATTTGCAGAAATTAACGGATTGCTTTCTTCAAACGGAATTGATTTTAAGAATAATGGAGGAGAATTCTTTTATGAAGAAGGAGAAGATAAAGATGGATTGACTTGGTGTGAGAAGAAGATAGTAACGCCAAGCAAGAAGGAAGTTCAAAGAAAGAAAGGAAAAGAAGAAGAAGAGGATCCACCTACAATGAGAGGATTGAATATGATTACTCAACAAAAACAGGTTTATGGAAATAAGCCATTAACACACATACCAATGAGTGTTTTGTTAGGAATGGATTGGAATACGGAACAGCAAGTTTTATTGACAAGTAGTCATATGAGAGAGGCACAAGCTATTATTGGACATAATAGGACTTTAGTGCGTGATATGAAACTCTGGATGATGGAATTAGCAGATGGATACAAAGAGAGATCAAAAGAATTAAG